GAGGGTTTAGATGCTTTGTTTGACCATCTTGAAGAATACGAAGAAAGCACCGGCGAAAAAATTGAATTTGATCCGATAGCTATTTGTTGTGATTATACAGAATATAAAAACATTGAAGAATATAAAGAGAACTACGCTCTAGGTAACAACATTAATGAAATTAGAGAACTAACAACAGTTATTGAAACTAAAAACAAAGGTTTTATAATACAGAATTATTAACCTTGCTTCGTGGCCCTAGTTCTGATAAACTCGGGCCACGATTAACAGAAAGGAACTAAATGAATAAATTTAAAATTAATGATACTGTTAAAACTGTTTATGGCTTTGGTGTTGTCCATGATGTTTCAGAAAATGGTATGAGATATTTAGTTGATGATGATACCGACTTTGGTTGGTTTTCAGAAAAAGATATTAAACCTATTGGCCAAGTAGAAGAAGAAAGGAACTAAATGACAATAACTGAAACTGACAAAAGAATTATTTTAGATTTTCTTGAAAGATTTGAAATTCAAAACTCTGATTGGGGTATGGATTTTATTGAAAGATTAAAAAAAGATAACCCAACAGAAAGAATGAATCTACATCAAAATGAAATAGATATTTGCGATTGGGAAATAAATACTATTAAAAGAAATATTTAACCACGATCCAAGCACCACGAACAAAGCCCCCTTGATAGGGGGTTTTTTTACGCCTAGACCTTACACA